CTCAGGCAGAGCTCGACGCTCGTGGTAAGTGACGTTCTGACTTTGATTGCGAGGGTCTACCGGCTCGCATTCATACGCTGGCCGGTGCAGCGTAAGGACGTATATGTTTCGCAGAGCGAGCTCCAAGATATCAAACGACGTCTTCAGTGACGTCTATGAACCGCCCGTTGAAATCAATCAACGATCTGAGGTATAATTCTTCGTTAGCTACCACAAAGGCCGGAGGGCAGACAGATGAACAGAGCAGACCTGATCAAGGAAGTGACGGACTTCATCACCACGAACATCGAGGATGCGGAGGAGGTCGACCTGGCGGAGGCCGCTGCCGCAATCGAGGACTACGTCCTGAGCCTCGAGGACGAGGAAGACGATGAGGACGAGGACGAGAACGACGACGAAGCGGAGCCGGAGGGAGAGACGGAGTCGGGCTCTTGAAGTCAAGTCTCCCGAAGCTCTTTCGGACGGACATGCTCCAGGCGACCTACGGGACCGTGCTCGGTTACGGTCCTGCAGGCGCAGGGAAGACCCGTTCGATCAAGTCGCTGAAGGACGGCGGACTGAACCCGCTCGTCGTCGCGTGCGAACTCGGTGAGACGCACGGCTTGCTCTCACTGCAGGCGGAGCAGATCCCGTACGTCGTAGTCACGGGGCACAACGAGATGATCGACGTGCTCGCGGAGCTGCGGCGGAAGCCGGGGAAGATCGAGTACGAGCAGAGCGAGTTCGGCTGCGTCGTCCTCGACTCCGTCACGCAGTGGGGCGAGTTCCCGCTCGAGCGGTACATGCAGCTCAAGGGCTGGGACGATCTCTCAACGCCGTCCGCGAACAAGGATCCACGCGGAGCGTACGGCTTCCTCTCGGAGAAGGGTCGACAGCTGTATAAGTCGCTCTTCACCCTACACGGGCATCTCTACATCATCGCGAGGGAAGGTCTCTTCGGTGGTCAGGACGGCGAACCGCTCTTCGCCGCGCCTGAGCTGCCTGGGCAGAAGCTCCCTCGCGAACTGCCGGGCTGGCCCGATGCGACGGTACGACTTCGCGTCATCGCGGGCAAGTACCGCATGATCACGAAGGGCGAGGGCGGGAGTCCGGCACGAGTCCGACTGCCCACGTCCTTCCCTGATCTTCCGCAGCGGTGCAATCAGGATATCGCTGCGCTGATCAAGTACATGTGCGGAGACCGTTCCGCCTACGACCTCCTCGTCCCGAAGGACAAGGAGCCCGCTCAAGCTCTGAAACCGGCAGTGGCTGCTCCGCAGCCGCAGGCCGTCGCCGCAACCAAGTGAGAGGCACACGAGGAGAGAAACGCACATGGTCATGATTCCGAACTCCGCCCGCATGGGCGACATGCCGAAGGGCGAGCCGCTGCCCGAAGGCGTCTACCAGCTCCGTCTCGAGAAGGCCGTCTATAAGACGAGCAAGGAGAAGGGCACTCCGATGGCGGAGGTGACGTTCGTCGTGCAGGGCCCCGTCGAGGCCGAAGAGCATCACGGCCGGAAGGTCTTCGACAACCTCATGCTCGCCGGCGAGGGCATGTTCCGGACGCGTCAGCTGCTGGAAGCGGCAGGCTGGGGCGAGGACGATACGCTCGAGGACACCGAGCAGCTCGTCGGCCTCGAGGTCGGCGCTGCGATTACTGTCGAGAAGCCGCGTGAGCAGGACGGGAAGTCGTATCCCGCCCGTTCGAAGGTCGCGCGCTACATCTCGCTCGAATAGGCCCCTCCGGGCCTTACTCCCGACGCTTCTCGCCCATGTGAAGCGCCGCTAGCCGTCGGTCCCGAACGGTGGGAGATTCGGGACTTTGCTTCGCGCTTCGCCATGACTAAGATCCGATATCCAGGCGCCTTCTGGTGCGCCACGCACAGAACATTCCACGTCGCTCCTTGTCCCGAGCTCATCGCGAGCCGCGCATGGAACAAGCTACGGAGTCCTCTAATGCCAGAACTCGACCCAGAGAAGTTCTATCTCCCGGGCGGCGCGACGCGAAGCGAGCGTGCGCCCCGCTATGACCTCGTCCCTCACGAACTCAGTCGCCGCGTCGCTGCGCGGTACGCCATGGGCGCCCTCAAGCACGGCGAGCAGAACTGGAAGAACTCACTCACGACGGAAGCGGACGCCCGGACGTTCTGCCTCGAAGCACTCAATCACATGCAGGAGCACCTGTTCAAGCTGACGCATCAGCTCGATCTCGGTGATGATCATCTCGGCGCGATCGGGTGGGGCGTCAGTGCGATCGTCTACGCAGAAGCACTCTTCGATAAGTCCATGTGGGAGCTCGGCAAGTGACGATCATTGTCTCGCATACGATCTCGATGGGGCACAGGCTCCCGTCGTACAAGGGCATCTGCAACTCTCCGCACGGGCACAACGTCACGGTCGTAACACGCATAGAGACGGCCGAGTTCCTCGACTTCAAGGAAGTCAGCGACGAGCTCCGGCAGATCCTGCAGGACTTTGACCATGCGATGGTCTTGCAGGTGACGGACCCGCTCGTCGAAGCTCTCGCAGCCTTTGGCTTCCGTCTGGTGCTCCTGAACGTGGAGCCGTCGACGGAGAACATCGCACAGCACGTCTTCAATGAGCTGGTCCGGAGCTCTTATGACGTGCAAGAAGTAACCGTACATGAGACGGCGAAGTACGCCGCGTCCGTGTATCTTGCGGATGATCTCGTACAGCGCATTCTAATGGAGGAGAGGTCATGACCGAACAAGAGATCTCGACGAACCTACAGCTCATCGAGCGCATGCTCCGCGATGAGACCGTCGAAGTAACATTGCTGCGGGGTACCCGCCAGATCGACAAGGGAGATCCCTTCGAGCATCATACGCCGACGTCCGGGAAGACCGTAATCATTCGGACCGGAGGCGGCGCGAGGAACGAGGAGAAGATCTCGTTCGAGGACTACCAGAGACAGGGGGCGTAGCATGACCTATCGCGTCGCCGAGAAGTTCAAGAGCATACAGGGCGAGGGGCAGTACGCAGGGACGCCGATGGCGTTCATACGTTTCGTCGGCTGCAGCGTCGGCAAGAAGATCTGTCAGCACTGCGACACGGACTTCGACAACACGATGCCCTGGCGTGGCGGTGGAGAATTCACGGCAGGAGAGCTCCTCGACTGGGCGGCTCCGTACAAGCACATCTGTCTGACGGGTGGCGAACCGCTCGACCAGGAGCTGCATCATCTATTCTTCCCGTCACGTGATTCATCAGGCCTCTCCTACCCAGCCCCTGACCTCTTCCACATCGAGACGAGTGGAACGAAGTTCCCGTCTGAGTGGCCTCCGTCGCTCAGGGACGGCCATCCGACGAAGCGCGTCTGGCTCTGCGTCTCGCCGAAGCCTGGCTGGGACAGCAGTATGATCGAGCTCGCGGACGAGATTAAGGTCATCGTGCCAGGGCTCGGAACGCCGGAGTCACTCCACGCTCTGACGAAGGCCGACGGGCACCTGCTCTCACAGCTCGAGAGCTTCCGGTGGCCTGATCTCAAGGACGCTCTGCGGTGGGAGAAGGAAGGGAAGCTTGTCTACCTTCAGCCCCGCAACGGGAAGTTCGAAGTCGACAGGATGAACCTGCTCTACGTGACGGACCTACTCCGCGATCATCCCAGTCTTCGCCTTTCCGCCCAGCTCCACAAGATCCTGAAGGTGCAGTGATGGACGAAGCAATGATGGCTCGGGGCATTAGCCTACTCCTGAACGGCATGGACGTTGATGTCGAAGACGCGAACTTCAAAGGGACGCCTGAGCGCGTCGCTAAGATGTACGTCGAGATGCTCACGCCGCCGCAGAACAACTGGACGACGTTCCCCGCTCGCTCTGCCGATCTGATTGTCTTACGGGGTCATAAGGTCATTGCGCTCTGCCCGCATCATCTCATGCCGGTGGAGCTGACGTGTTACGTCGGGTACATTCCGCATAAGATTACGATCGGCCTGTCTAAGCTCGCCCGCGTCGTCGAGCAGCACTTGACCATGCCGATCATGCAAGAGGACCTGGCGGACCGCATCGCGGACAGTCTCAACGACAAGCTCGAGCCTAAGGGCTGTGGCGTGATTCTTTCTGGCGTCCATGGCTGTATGCGCTTTCGTGGGGTAGAATCAGATGGAGATGTGGTTACGAGCGTGATGCGGGGAGTGCTCCTGCTGAATCCGACGGCGCGAAGCGAGTTCCTGCAGATCGTAGGGAGGCCGTAATGGAAGACTGGATCTTGACCATTACAGTACGTGGCGTGAAGGCAGAGGATAAGACGGGCGCAGAGCTCGCCGGCATGCTCATGATCCATCCGCCGGCGATCAGTGACGTGGAGATCATCGCACGCAAGTCTGCTCCGCAGACAGCTGAGGCGAAGCCTCAGCCAACGTTCAGGTCGACAAAGGAGGGTCTGTGAAACCACCGTACAAGGTCGATCCGACCATCTATCCCGAATTCGGGTGGATGAACCTCGACAATCGAAAGGTCGAAATTACCTGGCCTGCACCGCCTGACTGGAAGAAACGGCATCCCCCATCGCGAAGCAAGACCTTCAAGCCGGGGATCAGCAAGGAAGAACTGTATCGCGCACTCCTTCTGTGGGCCAAGAATGGGGTCGAGTGCGTCCACGAGATTCGACGGCAGCGGGGCATAGCGCCAGATCCACACGCGTACAACAAGATCTGTGAGAACATCAGGCGGAACAAGGAGAACAGGGAACATCGCGAACTCCTCGAAAACGGAACTGTTGGGATCTATGCCTGAAGACAAGCCGACGTACAAGTCGCTCGAGTTCCAGTTCGAGCAGGAGGCACCTGCCGATGTCGAAGCCGTCGCAGATCCCGTGGGTAATCCTTTCGGAAAGCCCCCCGAGTGCAGGGCTTGCCCGTTATTCCGTGAGCCCGGAATCGTACGAGGCGACGGAAATCGCAACGCTAGTATTCTCTATCTCGGAGAAGCTCCTGGAGCGGAAGAGGTCGACACCCCGCTCAAGCCTGGTGGCGCCGGCTATCGTCCAGAACGTATGCGACCGTTTGTTGGCGGCTCTGGTCGAATCCGCAGCAAGCTTCTTCAGCACGCCGGACTTGATAAACGGCTCGATCTATATACAACGAACGTTGTCAAATGCCGGCCTCCGGACAACCGTACACCGACTGCGGTGGAGGTCGCCTACTGCGCCCACTTCCTGATGGACGAGATCAACGACGTCAAGCCGAACGTGATCATCGCGGCCGGCGAGACAGCGTTGACGACCGTTACCGACAAGGAGAAGATCGGCCTCTGGCGAGGCGTCCCGACGGAAGGACCGTTACGCGATGCGCAGAACCCGGAGCTCGGCAGGTACAAAGTCTTCCCCACCTGGCACCCCGCCTTCGTCATGCGGGCCCAATACAACTGGCCGTTCGCGGTCCACGACCTGGCACGCGCGAAAGCTCAAAGCGCGTACCCGGAGATCAACCGTGTACCGTTCACTATTATCCGACAGGCTGACGCAGCAACTCATGGAGCAGGTCTGCTTGCAACTGCTCGAGCACGGGGGTCCTGTACCTTCGACTTCGAAACAACAGGTCTCTCCTTCGTCCGTGATCAGATTCTCATGTGCGGTTTTGTCGCGAGGCCAGATCAGGGTGAGGTGTACGATTGGACCGTTGGTACCCAGCGCCTCTTTCAAGAACTACTTGACGACCCTGAGATCGAAATCGTCGGTCAGAACGTCCTTAACTTCGACTGCCCGATGGCCGAAGAGAAAGGCGCCCGGATCCCCTGGCTGAGAGTCTTCGATACGATGGTCGCGTTTCACCTCTGCAACGCGAGCTACGGACAGACGTCCGTCGCGGAGCAGGATGCAGGGACGTTCCGGCCAGGTGGAGCGGCGGAGAAGGATCTGGCGTTCCTCGCGAGCAATCATACGGACATCGAGTACTGGAAGAGCAGAGAGGGCTACCGCAACGATCTTAAGGGCGTGTGCGGAGTCGACTGCATCGCGACGGACAGAGCAGCGACAGATCTCCGACGCGAGCTTGCGATGTATGAGATGGAAGACCTCTACTGGAAGCACGTGCTGCCGATACATCCCGTCCTGAAGCGGATGACGAGGCGCGGAGTCCGGATCGACTTAGACCGTGCCATGAAATGGAGCATCGCACTCGAAGAGGGCGCGGATAAGCTCGAGGAGGAGTTCAAGCTACACGTCGGGGATCCGAACTTGAATCTGGCTTCCGCCCCGCAGATGATGAAGCTCCTGTACGAGACGATGAAGCTGCCGGAGCAATTTCTCCTGGATAAGAAGAAGGGGAAGCGGCGGACGGCGAACGCGAAGGCGATCGCGGATCTTGCCGAGCAGTTCCCGAAGCATGCCGCTCTGGCGGAGCTGACGAAGATCAGGCACTACCGCAAGATGAAGAGTACTTACATCGATCCCGGCCTGGAGTCAGACGACGGCCGCGTGCATCCGAAGTTCGGCGTGTCGAAGACATCGACCGGGAGAATGAACAGCTGGGATCCGAATGGGCAGAACGTCCCTGAGGACATGCGCGACATCTGGATCCCAGATTCAGACGAGCACGTCTTCATCTCAGCTGACTGGTCGCAGATCGAATGGCGTCTCGCGATGGTCATGTCAGGAGATCCGGTCGGCTTGGAGCTGCTCGCTCGTGGCGTGGATAATCATAAGGCCGTCGCGGCGGAGACGCTACGCAAGGCCATTGAGGACATCACGGACGAGGAACGCCACGCGAGCAAGTTCATCGTCTACGGACTGGGCTACGGTCGTGGCGCCCCGTCCATCGCACAGGCGCAGCACCTGGACTTAGGCTTCGTCCACGACTTCATCAACGGCTTCTTCAGCCGCTTCCGCGTCTTCAAGGGCTGGCGGGATGATAACGTCAACTTCGTCAAGAAGAATCACTTCCTACGGAACCCGTACATGCGTCGCCGCTGGTGGTACACGTGGGAAGTAACGGAGGTCTATAACTTCCCCCAGCAATCGACCGCCGGCGATATGATGTACGATGCGCTCATCGGCATCGACGGGGACCTGCCGAGCGACGCAACGCTGCGCTTGACGGTCCATGATGAGGTCGTCGTTAACACTCCGAAGGATTGCGTCCGCGAGGTCGTCGAGGTCATACGGACGCACATGGAGCAGAAGCTCCCGCGCATCGTAGAGGCATCTGCCAATCCGACGATCGTACAGCAGTTCTATCCGGACGGATGGTTCTGCCCGGCAGACATCCACGCAGGGACGAACTGGAAGATGTGCAAGAGCAAGGACGCGGGAGATAAGATCGCACGGGCGAAGCTCGAGAAGGCCTTAGGCATCAACTAACAGAGGACGCATCATGCAACTGTCGCTCGAGATTCCAGTCGCGTACTTAAAGCAGTGGGGCCCTCTGACGGACTTCGACTTCGCCCTCGCGCATCGAGTCCTCTCTGATCCCGTCTACAGGAAGCACTATGCGACGAGAGAAGCAGGACGCGAGCTGCTGCTTGACAACTCGATGCACGAGCTCGGGACGCCACTACCCATTGCGAGCCTTGCGGATGCCGCATTCGCCGTAGGTGCTGACTATGTCATTGCGCCGGACCAGCTCGGCATGCCCGACTGGAACCTCGAGCAGTACCGGCTCACACTCGCTGGGCTGAAGGGTAGGTTCAAGATCGCCGTCGTCATGGCAGGAGCTACGCCAACCGCGCGAGCGGAGTATCTCGACGCTGTCGCGGGCGCGGATATGATCTGCCTGCCGTTCCGAGAGCCACGTCTCCGTTGGTTCCAAGAGCAGCGCGAACGGATCCTCGACTGGACTCGCATACACTTGCTCGGCGTCAATGAGATCTCCGAGCTCAAGGGCTTCGTCCGCTACGCACGTGGCGCGTCGCTTCACGAGCACAGGACCTGGTCTGTCGACACGGCAAAGCCGATCAAGTGGGGCTGGCAGCTGAAGAGCTTGAATCATGGCGAGACGCTCAGGAGCTCAGGCATCAGTTCGCTCGACCTACTCGACCTCAGGGACGCGACACCAGAGCAGCGCTCGCGCATTGTCCAGAACATTCACTACCTGAAAGGGGTCCTTGAGGAATGACAAAGATCCCAGACCCGATCAATGGAACGAAGACGGCCACGCCACCTGCAGCCGCGTTGCCGGCGAAGCCTGCCGCTAAGAAGAAGGTCTCCGACGGGCAGCGCATCTCAGAGATGATGCGGATACTCCAGAAGATGCAGCCCGAACAGGCGACGGCGGAGAGGTATGAGACCGTGATCGGCTGGGTCACGGCTCTGCCCGAAGATAAGCGACCGCCGGTACTCGGGCAGGCAATAGCGAACGCGTTCAATAAGACGCCTGAGGAAGTCGACCTGACGTTCAGGCAACGCGACAGACGGACAGAGTTCGATCTTCTCGTCCCGAAGAGCGGGTTCCTACATGACTACGTCGAGTGGACTAGGAATACCGAGCCGCCGACAGCCTTCCACTTCTTCGTCGCGGCGACCGTGCTCGGAGCTTCGCTTGGACGGAACGTCTCCTTCGATAAGGGTGCGTATCAGGTCTACCCGAACCTCTGCATCATTGTCGTCGCACCAACGGGCAGGTGCCGGAAGACGTCAGCGTGTAATCTTGGAACGAGTATGTATGTGCAATCGGGCGGTCTGATGCTCGCTGATAAGCTGACGCCCGAAGCGCTGGTCGAGGCGCTCAAGGACAAGGCGAATGCCGCAGGGCTCATATATGCACCGGAGCTGGCGGTCTTTCTGGGCAAGCAGAAGTACAATGAAGGAATGGTCCCACTCCTCACCGCACTCTTCGACTGCCCGAAAGAATGGACGGCATCGACCATCGGCCGTGGAGATGTCACTCTGACGAACGTGGCGCTTTCAGCGCTGCTCTGTTCGACGATTGACTGGATGCAGACCGCGATCCCGAAGGACGCCTTCGGTGGCGGGTTCATGTCACGGTTCCTCTTCGTCGTGCAGGAGAGCACGCCGCGCGTCTTCCCTCTGCCGCCGCCGCTGAACTCTGACGTGAAGAAGTTCCTGGCGAAGGCGCTGCAGAACGCAAAGATGAAGACCGGGAACTTCAGCCTGACGCCTAACGGGCATGAATGGTACGATCATTGGTACAGGACGCGCGGAGCCCAGCATGGCGATAAGCAGTATGCTGGCTACTTCGAGCGGAAGCCTGACCATATGATCAGACTCGCGATGGTAATGAAGGTCGCGGCCGTGCCCGGAGAGCTTACGCTCTCAGCAGAGGACTTACAGGCAGCGGAACGTATCCTGGTCTGGCTCGAGCAGTGGCTGCCGTCGACGTTCGATGAGATGACTACGAATGCCACGGGCGAGGATCAAACGCGCATCATGCGGCACCTCAAGCAGGCCGGCGGGCAGCTTGAACACTCTTCCCTCTTGCGTAAGAATAGCTCGAAGATGAACGCGGAGCAGTTCAGGCGAGCAATGACGACGCTACGCGAAGCAAAGCTCGTGGAGCTGGACGGTCCGTCCCATACTTACTTCCTAACAGCAGAGGGGTGGCAATGATCAATTGGCTGCCGATTGCGCAGAAGCTGGGCTATGACAGCGCCCGTGACATGTGGCTCGATCTCTATGTCACAAGGCAGATCTCAATCGACAAGCTGACGGAAAAGCTGGACGTGTCGCGCAACACCGTCAGAGACGCTCTTGATCGGGAACAGATCCCGATCAGGAAGAGAGGGGGACCGAACCATCAGAAGTTCGAGGTGACGGACGAGCTCATCGCTCACGTGAAGGAGCTCGGCATTGGACCCGTCGCGAAGGAGCTAGGCGTCGCGTATACTACGCTCTACAAGAGGCTGTTCCAGACGAGACCGCGGCCGGCGGAACCGGCAGAGCCTGATCCGGCGGAAGAAGAGGAAGGAAGTCCATGTTCAAGAACATCCTGATTCGTCTCGTGTACGCTGCGATCTGCGCGTTCCTGATCTTGCTCATTCTGCCGCTGTTCCTCGACGTCATTGGCTTCGGGGCTCCGGCAGGACAGCTACTCGCGCTGCTGAGACTGAGCGTCGCCTGTCTCGCACTCGTCTACGTCATCTGGGGTCCGCCTCCGCCAACGCCCTGGTAGGCCGAAGCCCTAACATCGGGGCTGACGGGAGTCCCATTCATAGGGGGAGGCAACCCCTACGATCCGGCGAAGGAGGGACGCCCGTCAGGTTCCCGACTCGGCACGGGCCGATCTCAAGCTGCTATTCTTTCGGTCTCGGTCTTCCCGGCAGCTTCACAGGCCTTCCTGGCGGTGCCGGCCGCTCTGGAATGACACTCGGTTCTTCGACCGCAGGCGGCGGAACGACGGGCGTCTCCGGAGTCGACGGTTCAACGGGAACCGTCGGCGGAGTATCTACTTCCGTCTCTCGGTATTCTTTCGGCATCACGTACTCCTGTCAGCGCGTTGCAAGCGGCGACGGCCCTCTTCACCCGGTAGAGCGACCGACTGCGGCTCCTCAAAGCCGGGCGGTAACTCGATCCCCTCTTTCCGCATCAGCGTGACGGCGATCATTCGCCAGTCATCGCGCTCCCGCGCGAGCTCCGTCGTCAACGCTCGGACGCCGGGGCTCCAGTACCACCACCCCTTGTGTCCGGTGTAGATGACGATGAGCAGTACGGCGACGACCGCAGCTTGCTGCCAGACGTCGAGGATCGAGTTAGGCACGGTGCTTCGCTCTACTTCACGGGCTCCGGCGCAGGCTCAGTCGTCGGAGGCGGCTCCGTCGTCGGCGGCTCCGTGCTCGTCGGCGGCTTCGGTACCATGCTCGCCGGAAGGATTACGTAGCCGATGCCCGGCACGAAGACCGCGACGAGCGGAATCGGGACGAACGCGGCCGGCGGCATCGGATATGCTGGCTGTCCGCCACCTGTCGGCGGTTCGACCGGAGGCGTCGTTCCGACCGGCGGCAACGTGTTATCGGGATGCGGCTGCCAGCCACCCGCCCACGGCGGGAGCTGGATCGGGTTCGTCGGGAACGCTGGATCCCACGGCCGCGGTGGCTGCGTCGGCGGCCGCACTCCGCCACTTCCCCATCCCGGCATTCCCGGCAGCATGATCGGATGTGACGGATGCGGGCCGGGCCAGATGACCGGCGGGAAGCCTCCGCCACCAGGTACCTGCGCCCACGGCGGGCTGTAGCCTGGATCGACAGGACCCGTCGGCGGCTGTACAGGAGGCGTTCCGCCCCCTTCGTCGAGGAACGTGATCAGTGCGAGACGACTCTGTGACATTGTCCTTACTCCTTCTTCCTACGACTTCCACGAAAGACACGCCAGGACTCCCAGAGACCTGCGCGAGAGCGAGCAGTGAGCTTAAAGACCTTTCCGTCCTCTGTCGGTCCTCCATTCTCTGCGCTGAGGAATTTGCCATTGTCTCTGATGCGTAGCGTCTCGCCGGACGCACGTAGCGAGATCATGTCGCCGTAGTGGACACTGTTCGCAACGGCCGCATCGATCATCGCTTGGACTTCGTCAAGCGACACGCCAGGACTTCCCGGTTCTCCTTGCGGGCCCTTCGGTCCTGACGGTCCGACTGGACCCATTGCTCCCTGAGGGCCTGTGGCTCCCGTATCACCGTCAGGCCCTCTCTGCCCTGTATCTCCCTTCGGACCTTCAGCTCCTGACGGACCGACGGGCCCTGCAGGACCCTTCGGGCCAGGAGCCCCTGCGACGCCTGCAGGTCCTTGCTCTCCTCTCGGACCAGAAGTTCCTGGCGCACCCTGAGGCCCCATCGGTCCGAGAGGACCAGACTCTCCGTCATCGCCTTTCGGTCCAGGAGGCCCCTGCTCTCCAGGAGGACCTATTGCGTACTCGCCCGGAGGCCCTTGACGACCCATCGGGCCTTCGGCACCCGTGTCACCCTTCGGACCTGCCGGACCAGTCGGACCTGCTGGCCCCGTCTCTCCCTGAGGACCCGCAGGACCAGGAGGTCCCTGCGCGCCGGGTGGACCAGGTACGCCGCCAGGGGCACGTGCAAGTACTCCATGCACCGGACACTCGAGGATGCCGTAGACAACGTCGTTCTTCGGATCGCCGGGACATGCGCAGGTGGGCATTACTTCCTCCGCGCGATGGCGACGACGCCTGGATGCTCAGTCGTCACGTGGAAGTCCTTCGTGAACGTCTCGAGCACTTGTCCGCTCACGGGATGATAGAGCTTCCCGTCACAGCTTCCGCTCTGCAGCGTGAACGTCGTGTTCTGTATGACGCCGCCCACCGGGTGAATGATCAGCCCATTCGCTTCGGCCGAGTACGCACACGTAAACTGCTCTTCCGGCGTATCGTGGAACCTGAACGGTGCGTTGCTCGCGTTGCTCTGGAACTTGCTGAAGTTCGGGAGGTCCGGCGGCAGTAGCGCTCTCACGGTCAAGATGCCGTTGCAGATCGCGTCGATGTTCACGGTCTCCCAGAGGTTCGCCGGACGATCGTCTTCCGGACCGCTTCCTCTCGGATCTCCTGTGCCGTGAATGCCCGCGCCCGTGTGCAGGAGATACATGCCCACACCGCACTGCCAGCTGACGACGGCGTCCATCGCGAGGAGCAACGGATCGTTGGTCTCAGTTCCGGAGGACTCTGGCCCCCGAGGCTCGTTGTTCGAGCAAAGCTGGCAGCAACCGTCCACTGAGAAATGGGATTCCCGCCAGGGCTTACGAGTCGGTCGCCAGAGTCCATCCGGAGCTTTCGTCGAGCGGCTGAAATGCAGGGTCTGACAGGTTGCCGCAGGACAGTTCTGATAGTACTTCTTGATCATGTCCGGCGTGATGTCGTCGGTCGCCTGAGGGCACGTCGTGGCGATGAGAACGTTCGGCAGGTGCGAGCGGACACGCGCGGCGAGGTCCTTGAGCTCCTTCGCACCGCTGTCGCCAGAGAAGCCGTTCTGCCAGCCCTCATTGGCGATCTCGATCATCTGAACTTTGTGCTCTTTGCCCTTCAGTGCCTCGCACAGGAGGTCCACTGCACGCTGACGGTCAGAGACAGAGGGTGCGTCGTACGTCGCGCCGAAGATGGTCCACATCGTGCGTGGAGCTTTCGAGTAGTTGTAGTCGGTGAGCTCAGAGATCGTCGACTGGAAGGCCGGATCCTTCGGACTGACGCTTCGCTCGTTCGCTCCGATCTTCAGACCCGTCGCCATGACGCGAAGGTAATCGATCTTCTTCCCGGCAGCCCAGTCGACGTTCTGCTTCGTGCGATCGCGCTCGCGGAGCCAACCGCCAGCGCCCCAGAAGAGCGACGTGCCCCACGGCAGCCATGGACCCGTATCATCGACGACTGAGAAGTGGTTCGCACGCGGGATGCCTTTGCGCGCGACGCCTGTCGTCGGCGGTTCGACTGGAGGCTCGATCGGAGGGATAGGAGGCTCGACAGGCGGAGTGACGACTGCGCGCACTTCGATCACACGCGACGTCGCACTCGACTCATCGAGGACCTTCCCATCCTTATCGATGCACTGGATCCGGATCGGGAACTTGCCCTCGCCGGCAGGGAAGACGTTCTGCCACGGCGGGTTGTCGCGGTTGAACGTGTGGTCAGTATCGTTCGGGAAGTTCTCGGCCGCCGTCTCCCACTTCTGTGTCAGCACGTTCGCTCGCCAGAGCCAACGGACCTTGTAGGGCATTCCCTGCGTGATCTTCATCGTTGAACGGGACGTTCCACCGACGACGATCGGCGACTCGAACGTCTCTATCGTCGCCTTCGGAGGCTTCGGCGTCGGCGCGGGCTCAGGCTTCGGCGGCACGCTATGATCAGACACTGGTTCCATCCTTGTATCAGCGGGAACGTCGTTCAGTGTCAGACGACCCTTGTCCGTGCACGTCGCGACGAGGAACTTCGTTCCGAGTGAGACGACGGAGCATTCGACGGCACCGCCTGGAATGACGATAGCGCGGTCGCGAACGCCAAGTGGTCGCAAGTACGTACCGTAGTCGTCGGTCGTCGCGAGCCAGACACTGTTCAAGTGGAGGAAGGCGAGCGGCGGACTCTCGACGCGATTCGGCGTGACGCCCACTTCCATCTCTTGGCCTGTCGGCGTGTTTAGCCAGGACGGTCCGGAGTAGCCGTAGCCCACGTAGCCACGTGCTCCGCAGAGGAAGCGGTTCGTCGCATGCGCTGTCTTGATCTCACGCTGGACCTGTCCGGACTTCCAGACGACTAGGTGCCCGTCAGAGACCGAGTAGCAGACGACGCCTTCATCTCCGACTGTCGCGGCGTAGCCTGCCGCTATGTTCACCGGATGCCCGTAGGCATCGCCCCGCCAGATCTTCTTGGTGTTGCCGAAGGCCCAGACCTCACCACCGACGCCGATGAAGTTCCCGCTCTGTGCGAGGCGGACGGGCGCGGCGAAGCTTGGCGCATCGATGCGGTAGAGGCCGTTGTCATTCGCGACGAGGGCCTGCTTCTCGTTGAACCAGCCCTGCGAGATGTAACGCGTGCCGGCCGTTCCGACCTGAACGACGTGCTTCGTCGCGATCTCCACGACACGGCCGATCGCGTTGCCGCAGAGTAAGTACTTTCCGTCCGGACTGATTCTTGGCCACCAGCCGTCAGCGAACGGCGGAGTCCATGGCGTGATTGACATTTGATGTGCCTCTCATCTTTCTGTCGTTAAGTCTTTGCTGCGGCAGGCTCTGCAACCTGGTTCGCAGCGGTGAACGTAAGCGTACCCCATTCTAAGACCGTCTCTGCGTCCGTGTCAGTCCTCTTCAGGCTGTGGAAGTAGGGCGTAGCCGGCTTCGGCTTCCAGTCGCCTGACCAGTCCGTCACTGCGGCCGGAATCGTGACGTCGACCTTACGCGCTGCAGCGTCTATGACTTTGAGCTTCCCGTTCGCTTCGTTCGCTTCGTAGAGAACTGCTTCCGTACTGCCGGCCGTTAGACCCTTCTCTGTCGCTGTGATGATGAAGCGCAACGTCCAACCGGCAATGGTGCCCGAGCCGATGATCGTGAAGCCGAGGACCTTATCCTCGCCGCGGAAGAAGTCCGTCGTAATATCGTTCCTGATCGCCATGTGCTCTCCTATGCAGCGCGCGTAGCGATGCCTGTGACGTTCCCTTGCAGCTCGAAGCGGGGCACCTCACTTCCCGTGAGCGTGAACGAAGTTACTTCGCTCCCCGTAAGCTCGATGCGAGTTGTCGCTGAGGCCGTGAGCTCGAACCGCGCGACAGCCGACGCCTGTCCTTCGAATCGGGAGACTGAAGATGCTTGTGCCATGATGCGCGTGACCTCACTGCCCTGCAGCTCGAGCCGGCTCTGAATGGGCTCGTAGACCATACCGGGAAAGACCTTGACCGTCGAGTCGATCGTGCCCCCTTCGATCGACGTCTCCTCAGAGACGGCGACGTCAGGCGGTCCGTAGAGCGGGCTCCCAACGATCGTAGCGCCGACGACGAACGTCTCTGTCCAGAGCGTCGGGGCGTTCAGAATTCCAGCCGACTCGATGCCCGCAGCGCCTACGTACGTGAGCGTGTCTACGCGCAGCGCGAAGAGCTGGGTCGTCGACAGGCGTGTTGCGCCTGTGACGAAGGCGACAGCGGCAGTCGCCGGAGCGAAGCACTGTACCGTGCTTGTGCGCGAGGGGCCGGTTACGAACTGTATCGCGAGCGCAACGCGTGGACTGAAGAGCTGTACGCCTGATGCGAGCGGTGCTGTCGCGACCGCCCCGTCGGGCAAAAGCGTAGGCGTGAAGACTTGGCCCGTTGAAGGCCGGAATGGCCCAGTCACGGTCGCAGGGCCAACGGTCACGCTCACTGGGAAGAGCTGCGCTGTTGAAGGACGCGTGCCGCAAGAGATGTTGATTGCGACGGCAGGAGCGAAGCAAGCACTGCCGCTCGGGATCGTTGCGCCCGTCGTGAGTGCGGTCAGGGTCGGGACGAAGAGCGTAGCCGTGCTCGGCCGCGGGCCCGTGACTACGCCTGCAGCGCCTACGGCAACGAGTGGAGCGAAGCACTGCGACGTCGATGCAATGCGCGCGCCGACGACTTGCACTGCTGCAGGCAACGCTGCAGGCGGGAAGAGCAGGACTGTCGAGTCTCGTGTTCCCGCGAGAACGTTCAATGAAACAGAGAGAACGTACACAGTGCTCGTACTCGGTATCGTCGCGCCTGTCGCGAGTGACGTGAGCGCCGGAGCGAAGACCGTGCTCGTGCTCGGCAGCGCGGCGACGACGATCGTTACGGCACCGGGTGCAAGTGTGGGTGCGAAGAGCGAGCCTGCGTTCGAGATGCTCGGGACCGTAACGACGACTGCACCGGCTCCCAGCGAAGCTGGGAAGAGCTGGGCCGTCGACAGCCGCGTTGCTGCAAGTATGTCGACAGAGCCGGTCGCAAGTGACGGTGCGAAGACAAGCGCCTGACTCGCTAGGCCTGGTACGAGCATCCCGATCGCACCCGTCGAGACGAGCGGAGTGAAGCACTGTCCTGTCGATGGGATTGTGCCCCCTGTAACCGGAGCAGGGCCAGGCTGGACGGTTGCCGGGAAGAGCTGCAGAGTCGATGCGCGGGCGACTGTGACGACTGTCTGCGCGACGGCTGGTGCGAAGCAAGCCGAGCTACTCGGGACCGTTGCACCTGAGACGAACAGCGAAACAGTCGGGGCGAACAGGTTCGTAGTCGACGTACACGTTGCACCGACGACTGTTACCGGACCGACTGTAACGACAGGCGGGAAGGCCTGCGCTGCACTCGTGCACGTCGCGCCACCGATCGTAACGGACCCGGCACCGAGACTCGGTAGGAGTACTGCGGACGTCGACTGCACCGTGCCGGTAACGATTGTCACTGCTCCCGGCGTTAGCGCCGGAGCGAACAGCTGTATCGTCGAAGCTCGCGCCGCCGTACTTACGAACAGGGTCGGCGCGACGACAGGTGGGAAGAGCGAGCTCCCGCTGTTGATCGTGGCGCCGGTGAGCAGCGTAGCGACCGTCGGAACGAATAGCTGCGTAGCAGGAGACCATGTAGGCGTGCCGATAGCGACGCCGCCCGTAGAGACGAACAGCGGGAACATCTGCACGCTGGAAGCGAGCGTGGCACCACCGATCGTGACCGGACCTACGCTTACCGAAGGCACGCGGGCCAGAGCGGCAGATGCTATCGCAGCAGTCGTTACGAAGCTCTGCGCGAGGACGGAGACAGCGAACGTCTGCGCAGTCGATGCACGTGTTCCAGTCGTCACGTTCATCGCCAGCGTAGGAGCAGCAGCGCTACTGCCAGGGCCTACGGCGGCCGTCGTTACGAACTGCGTTGGCCTAACGGTCGGAGCGAAGGTCTGACTTCCGCTGGCGATCGTCGCGCCCGTGAGCAGGCTCGTGACGACGAGAGCGAAGAGCTGACTCGCTGCGCTACGCGTAGCTGCGAGGACGGTAACTGCGCCGACCGTAACCGCCGCTGCGAACGTCTGAGTGCTCGAAGGAACAGACGCACCGACGATCGTAACCGCCTGCGGAGCTACGCTCGGAGCCCGCGCGCTCGATGCTGAGCTAATCGTTCCCGGCGTAACAGTGACAGCGCCTACGCTCAACGATGGGGCGTAGCTCTGAGCACTCGATGCAAGACTGGCTCCGCCAATGGCAACCGCGCCCGCTCCGACGCTCGGAGCTCTCGCGTTGGACGCAGGAGAGATCGTAGCTCCACTGACCTGTCGGTCCGGCAGGCCGAGAAACGCCGAGCGCGATGCACCGCCCTGCCCAATCTTCGACCGCGCCGGCTTATACGCCTTCTCGTTCCCACTGATGCCGAGGCCGACAATCTCAGGACGGTGCAGCACCGCCTTGCTGGTGATGAATGCGGCTGCTAGGTCGTAGACGGTCGTGATCACCGGCACACGCACCTGTGTCGCGGCGACGATACGTGACGGCGTCACGACTGCGACTGGTCCGGGCGAGATGTCCGGTTGAAGGGCGACTGCTGCTGAGGGCAGGTCTGATAGCAGAACGCTCACTGGTCCTGGCGAGATGGTCGTCGGTGCAAATGCACTTGCGCCTGACGGGCGTGAGGGCATTACGATCGTAACCGGTCCAGGCTCTACGTCCGGCTGGTACAGTTCGTTCGCAGGCACGATCGTCGTACCCAGCGCCACCGCGACATCGACTGCGCCGAGCCCTGCCGGAGCAAACGGCTGAGAGGTAGGAGTGATCGTCGCGCCGACGACGTTCGTCTCGGTCTTGATCTCTGCCGGAGCGAACGCTACTGCCGCGCTAGCGATGCTCGGATGGGTTATGGCAATGGCACCAGGCGTAACAGTCGGCGCAGAGACCGTAGCCGTCGTTGCACGATGTACACCGCCGACGGCCTGAACTAGCTCGGTGAAGTTGACCGTCTGAGGAATCGTGACGAACGTGTCGCCACTTGCTCCGGAGCTTGCACCGTCAATCCCGAGGTTGGCTTGCATGCCCCCGGCCATCGTGCCGTTGTTGGTGATGTAGAAGCGAATGACCAGACGTTCATCGACAGCAAACGCTGTAGCGGTCGCTGTGCCTGTCCACGTATACAGGGCGACTGGCGTCGCACCAATCTTCGCTCCTTGATCGAACGGACCTCCAGCGACCTCAGTCTCAACACCAGCGGCGCTACGTCTGAACAGGCGAGCACGTAGCATGGTGTTGCCTGCAGTACTGCCTGTACAAGCGGCCCATGCGTTGAAGGAGATTGTCCCGCTAAGCGTGAAGCCGCCCGCAGGTACGCGACCAGTAATAAACTCTAGGACTGTACCGCCTGTCGTCCGCGTCCACTGGATCTGTGTGGCACCGGCAGCAGTATTGACCTGCTGGACGACGCTGCCGAGGCCGCTGTACGCACCGGCATCGGCGTTCCAGAAGTTACCGATGACAACGGTCCCAGCGGCACGACGGCAGATGAGCTTTGTCGCCACGCGTCAGGTCAGGGCTTGCCGTGAAGCAGGAGCCAGTCGAGCGTCTCAAGTGCGTTCCGCACCGGAGAGCCAGACTGCCATGGGACGTTCGAGATGTAGTTGTAGAGCATGTCGATCTCACTGCCGTCGACTTCGATTGCGCCGCCCGTCAGCTGTCGCTGCGCTTCGCCGTTCACGAGTTTCTTCCCGCAGGGCATTAGCTCACTGACCGATTCGAGCTTTTCGAACAGCTGCATCTCACGACGGAGGACGGTGAGCCCTTTCTTATCGAGCAAGCTCCCGCCCAGAATGAATCCGACGAAGCAGAATTCGAAGTGCCTCTTTCCGAGCTCGTCGTCAAAGCTGAGCGTCATCAGTCCTTCTTGCAGGCGTAGAAGTCGATGTAGGGCGGATTGTTCGATGCTGCTGCAGGAGCACCTGTGATCGCCAGCGCGCCGGCGGAGTCCGTATTCCCGACCGTGGCGGCAGTCGCGCTTCCCGTATTCCCGGCGACATCGGGAGCCGAGCTACCTGACGTAGCAGAGACTGAGTGCGAGTGGTCAGCGACCGCTGCCGTGGTCGCGCTGAACGTGTGCTGGTGCGGGAAGCGGGACATGAGAGCGTTGCTGCCTGCGTCGGTGTTCATGTTGCCGGCGTTGTCCGTACTCGTCGTCCCGCTGACGGTATGTGAATGCCCCCCAGCAGCACCGCTCGTCGCTGAGACGCTGTGCGTGTGACCTGCGACGACTAACGTGCCGGACGAGTGCGTGTGCCCAGCAACGGTGAGTACGCTCGACCCATGCACATGCGCCTGCGAAGCGAGAGTTCCGACACCATGCGTATGCGTCGCAGCACCGCCAGAGACGTTCGACGGACCCATACGAACGTAATAGCCGTCCCACGCGGCGACTCGCGTGTAGCCTGCGGGACAGGGCACCGTCATGAAGATCATCGCGCCCGATGGCACGCCTTGGGGTACGCTCCAAGCGCCAGCGCCGTTCAGGAAGGTCGTCGCGTCGCCGTTCAGGTTCAACGGTCCGACTGTCCCGATGCCCAAGTTAGTTCTCGCGTTCGCGGCAGTCGTCGCTCCCGTGCCGCCGTCAGCAACAGGAATGACTGCGACAGTGGACGGTTCGCCGCCAGTCGACTTGACGTAGCCGTTCGCCAGGGCACTCATCACGCGCTCGTTCGTCAGAGCGGCGTGACCGGAGACGACCCAGTACTTCGGATCAGCGAGGCCTACGTCTACGGCATCGAGCGCGGCGAGCGCCTGGTCGACCGGATCGTAGACGTGCCCTTGCAGGACAGCATTGTTGAGGATGGTTCCGGTCGTGCCGGAACCATCATCATCGATCCACGTGACCCTGTTGAGAGCAGTCACTACAGAGCGAACCAGCCGCTCGCGTTGACGGTGACGTTGATGTTGCCGCCGTTGGGCGTCACCGGCATTCCGGTCATGCCCGTGTCGTAGAACGCCGCCATGCCCTTCGTCGCGTGCGTGTCATTGAAGACGATGATCGCTTCGGACTGCGCACCGCTGACTGCCGTCCAGGCGAAGTCGGCCGTGTCGAAGACACCGTCGACGATGGTGGGAGTGGTGAGCTGCGCTGACACAGCGATCTTTGCACCGGCGGGAACATCGGTCGAATAGGACGCATGCGTACCTGCGTACGTGTACGCGCCCGAGTCGATCAGCGTCGCACGGATCGAGTCGGTGTCCATGTCGTGCTCTTTGTTCAGGAGCGCCTGCTTGTACTTCGGATAGAGGACGTTAGCCATTGAGAGACTCCTTCAGGGTCGGGAGAATGATCAGTTGGTCCGGCGGCGTGCCGTCCTCCCGATCGCCGGAGCGTAATCGTGCGTGGACTCGGATCTCGCACGTCGGACCGAAGCCGTTGTGAAAGAACGTCCGCCACTGTGCGTGCATCCAGTCGACGAACGCCGGGTCGTGAACGGGATGTCCTTCAGAGAGGACCACGATCTCCCAGAAGAGACGGCCGTAGTCGTCTGTCGCGTTGCGGATACGCATCTGAGAGACGGACCCGAAGACCAGCCGACCGAAGCGGGCGCAGTTCGCCTTGACGGTCTCGAAGTCAGGCCGCTTCGTCACGTCCGGATAGACGCGATACTCCCAGAGCGACCAGCGCTGATGTTCAGAGTTCACTTCTGTGGTGGCTCCACCATGATGTTGTCTTCTGCCGCCTTCGCCGCTTGCTCCGCATGACGCGCTTCAAAGAAGTGCATCTTCAACGGCCTCTGCCGGTGCGACGGATCCGCCCAGCACGCGTGACAGATCGGATAGGGCGTCATCACGCCTGTCTCCTCATCGCGCATCACGCCGACGTATGGGTGACTCTCGGCTACTGCGCCGCAGCCGCTACACATGGACTCCATCGCTGCCTCCTTTAGAGCACGGTCATGAGGTAGTAGATGACGCGGACCTTATACTGGTTCGCTACGTTGCCGCCTGTCGGCGCAGCGGAGGTCGACATCTCGATCGCCTTGTTCAGGCAGGCCGTCGTAGAGATCCCGATGTCAGGTCCCGTCAGCCGCTGTGTCCGCTTCGTCGCGAGGTTCAACGTGCCGCTTGAGACGGCGAAGAGGTTCGTACTGTCTCCTGTGTACCGGACCTGTACGCTCGGGTTTGAGTAGACGCCGGCGGAGAAGTCGCTGCTCATCGAGATCGAGATCGGGATCGTACACGTCGTAGCGCCTTGCGCGGGGACGAGAGCGACGGGCGTCGTAAAGAGCGCTAGGATCTGTGCATGCGTCAGCGTGACATCTGAGGCGAAGAGGATCGGTGTGCCTCCGCCTCCGCTTGACGGTACGCCCCAGCCTGTTGGTCCAGAGCCCACCTTCGTCCAAAGCGTAAAGCCGGCAGCTCCGTCCGTCTGCAGGTAGAGAGAGCTCGTCGTCGCGTTGACTACACCTTCCGGAGAGCCGAGACCGGACGTGATGATAGGTCCAGTCGCGGACCCGAAGATCACCTGCGACCACGGCCCACTCGCCTGCTGCGCAGCAGCTGGAAGAGCGAAGAGCAGAGCAGCGAGGACGAATGCGAAGCAGCGCTTCATAGCTTCAGCTCCATCTGTGCGCCCCGATAGTAGACCGGGACAGTGTTGAGGCCGGCGACGATTTCGATCCTGCACGACTTCCTCGTTGTCCCTGCAGGTGGTGTGATTGCGATCTCGTACAAGGTCCACGCGACGTCAACGACGCCCGCCGGTAGCTCTGCAAGGGTGACCGCATCGTCAGTATTCTGAAAGCGCACGCGCACGAAGCCGGACACGTTCGCGGTCTTCACCCAGACGCGCAGCGTCAGCGTTAGGCCTCGCACGTCCTCTTGACAGAACTTCACCGTGTTCGCATCCTCTGCCCACGCGTAGGCTGTGTTCAGGTGTCCGACGGTAGAGGCAGAGCCGAGATGCCAGTAGCGCGGCTTGCCGAGGATGACGAGATTCTGCCTGATCTGCTCGATCTGACTCGCACGCCCAGCGTGGCCGGGAATGTAAGTAGTGCCGGTCGGCGGAATCAGTGCTGCGTAGATTTCACCAGCCATTAGCGCCACTCCCTAGCATCGCTGTTGTCCGAAGGAATCGTATCTGCTTCCGTAGCCCAAGCCAGGTAGGTGCCCTTCTGGTCGGACGTCATCGCGTCCCAAGTCGTCAGGGAGTCTGGACCCCAGACCCATGCTGCGTCGAGCAGCGCAGTAATGTCCAGGCCGCGAAGCGAGACGGTCAAGGGCGTGTTCGAGTCTGGCGACGGCGGATGTACTTCGTGCTCGAGTACGAGCATGAAGGCTTCCTGGTAGCCTGTCGCTCCGAGCCCGGCCTCATCCGTGATCCGGACGACGTCGAAGATGTCGACGTTGAGGCCGACGATGCTGACCTGAACATCGAGCCACTGCCTGACCGTATGACCAAGCAGGAGCGCACGCTGCATTACGTCCGTAATGGTCGTAAGATCTGCCGTGTACGCGAGCGTGCGCTGCGGCCCGACCTTAGGCTTTCCGCGGTTCAGAGCGATCGCGGCAGCGTCTTCGACCTGCGCATCCGTCACTGCGAACGCCTGCGTGAGTGCGAGGTAGCTATGCTGGTACGGGATCGTTGTCTCCAGCTCGCCCGTCTTCGGAGTGATCCCGATGTCCCCTATGATCTCACGTGCGTCGGTGAAGAGCGGATACGTCTTCGTCGGATCTATGACATCGTCATAGTGCCCGGAGGTCACCTGACCGAGCCGATTGATTCCGTGGTGTAGGCCGAAGCTCTGAACGCCACCCTGAATGAAGTCCCGGAGCGTCGTTGCTTTGTCCAGGACGAGTCGCATTATGTAGCCGGCCCCGCCGACACGAGAGGCCTGCGTTGCAGCGGCGCGATCATATGACGGCTCATCGACCATACGCGTCCCGTCGTTGAAGAACGGGCTTCCGGTCCAGAGGCCGATCTTATGATCGTTGAACACGAGCTCCTTGACGAGGTGCTTCATGCCTAGCGCGGCCTGTGTAATGACTGTGCCAGAGGCATTTCCGACGGTCTCCGTACTCGCACCATTGATTGTGACGACGGCGGAGCCATCTCGGTGCTTCGCAAGGACTCCACCCTTGAGATAGATTACTGTGCAGTCACAATCGCCGAGAGGTCTCGTCTTCACGGCCCCGAAGGGCCAGTCGCTCCGCGAGGGAGTACGAACGTCCGCGTGCATATCGCCAAGCCGTGCACCGCCTGCATAGACGCCTATGATCTGCTTCCAAGCCCATCTGCCGACGAGGAACTTCCCGTACTTCACGCTCGCAATGACTTCGTCCCCTATGTCTATGATCGGCACCAGGCCGTGCGGGACGGGGAGCTCTGTGATTGCTTCGCCACTACTGAACTGATCATCGTCGAAGTAGACCCACCCGCCTTCCATTTGCGACGCGGGGACGTGTATGAGGCGCTTGAAGCCGCCGACCGCTCCACGCCGAGCAATGAGATACTCGGTCGCTCCGGCGATCGGCGTGAAGTGACCGCGCACGATGCGGCGCGGACCTGACTCAATTGCGTTGAGCTCGCCACTCTTTCCCGTGAGCCCGTCAGCGAGCTTCGCGACGATCACGTACCACCAGATGTTCGGTCCGGTGAAGGCGGCAGCCTGCATCACGGAAGTATCTATGATGTCGATCGACGTTGCCGTCGTCTCAATGTACCACGGCCAGCGGGCGAGGTAGTACCAGTGGCCCATGTAGACGCGATACTTCACGGCGCCTGTCGCTCCGCTCCAGCTGACACGGATCTTCTGCGTTCCGTCGACCGTCGCCTTCGGTACTGTCTGCACGCCACGGATCGTATTCACGCTCGATGGAAACGCACCTGGTCCACCGCCACCGCCAGGATGCACGTGGAAGGGATAGGGGTCGCTTTCCTTCCCTGCGGCATCGACCGACGAGACCATGAAGCCGAACTCGTTGTTCCACGTCTCCGTCGGATCGAGGGTGCCTCCGGCGAGAGCGGTCGCCGTGACGCTCGTGGGCGACGTCGCAGTAGATGTCATGTCGCCGAAGCCGGACATCCCGCCGCCGGGCTCTCCGCGCAACGGATACGACTTCCAGACGGCCACGCCTGCATACGCGCTCGACTCGTCGCTCCAGATCCCCATGTAGATCGGAGCCGGCGGCTTTGCATCCTGGAGCTCCTTCGGTGCTTCCGGCACACGCACCTTGTCCAAGAGGACGGATCCGAGAATGTCGCGGTCCAAGCTGAAGGAGCCGAACTCGCTCCCTATGATATCGACGCCATTGCCCTGCACGAGCAACTCAACAGTCGGCGGATACTCGCGCAGGATGAAGCGTCCGAGCAGACGCGCATTCTCGACGTATCCGCGACGTGCGACGTACGCTCTGAACTCCCTGTTGTACCAGGCGCCTGCCGCTATGAGGCCACGGATCCGACGGTCGTGATCATCCGCAGTCCACTGTGCATTGCTCGCCTGCCAGGAGCCAAGACGGTCGGTCGTGCGGCGCGTAATCACATCAGCTGTGACAAGACGACCTTCCTTCCGTCCCGCGTGCCGTGCGAGGAACGGCGAATCGTTCATCGGGTCATGCAGCGCCCACTGCTCCATGCCGGTATCGAGATCGATCTCGATGAAGAACCGGTCTTCGTGCGGGCCGAGTCCTTCCCACGCGTCACTTGGATCAGGGGGCGCAACGACCGACAGCCGAACAGCCTGCGTAAGGTTGACCGGAGAGCCGACTTCAATCGCCGTCAGGCGAACGGCTTGCGTCAAACGAACCGCTGCGTCCGAGACATCTGCATCCGTGATGACGAGCCGCAGTGCTTGCGTAAGGACTGCAGCGGCATCTGTTCCAGACGCCGGAACGACTGTTAGACGAGGCGCCTGTGTAACGTTCGGAACAGGCGTGCCGAGAAAGAACGCGCTCGCTGCGCCTGCAATCGCCTTGCTGCCGCCGGTCCAGGACCATTGAGGACTGATCGGAGCGGACGTGCCCTGGATTGTATATGCGAGCGCGACACCATAGTTCTGACCGCCGACCCAGACCAGATGATCGGAGATCGTCAGGTTCGACGTAAGTACTGACGCGTCACCCCAACCCGCGCTCGCGACGAAGAGAGCATTGTCTATCGGGACGCTGCCGGGTCCGATCGGATTGATCGCGCCGATGACGAACGGGGACGGGAGTGTACCTGCCTGCCCGACGACAGGCAACGTTCCGACAGGCGTCATGCCACCGAATGCCGCTACCGCGAGCGCCTGCGTATAGCCAGGTGGGAATGTGAATGTATGTCCTGTTCCGACGACTAACGACGGCCCGAGAGCCATCCACAGCCGACTGCGGAACGAGCTGACGTTGAGGGGACTAAGTAACGGAATCCACGTATTCGCTTTGTTATCGAACGGAGCCGTATCGGGAGAAGCGGGATTCCCGTGGACCGTCGCTATGATGATGAGTGTCGCGCCCGTCGTATTGAGCGCCGCTGTGACAGCGTTACCGCCTCCAGTCTGCGGCTTCGCATCATGTGCGATGAGAGTCCACGGCATGCTAGAGGACCTTCAGCCCACTCTCTGATGCATTGATCGCTGCGATCGTCCAGGGCAGTCCGGTCGTCGGGTCGACCTCACGGATGAAGTCGTAATAGCTGTAGCTACCGGAAGTCGGAGACTGCGGAGTCGTTCCGTCGTAGTTCGTTCCGGTACGCCTGATCACGTCGGCTACGTTCGTACCGCCGGCAGCAGCGAGCTTGAGGCAGGGCCTGTTGATCATGAAGCGCGGCGTACCCAGAGCGACAGTCAGCGCAGGATAGACGTACGAGTCCCTCGCGCCTGATGCACCGCCCTGATTGTACGTACCGTCATCATCCGAGATCACTTCATCAACCATCGCCCCGTGATCGGTTCCGCTCAGCGGAGTGAAGTCCGTGTTCCCGCCGTTGCCGATGGCCGGCAGCTGCACCAGCACGGAGCAGTCACCGGGATGATCGTTGTTCGCGGAGCCGGTCGAATCGCACACGACCTGGTCCATGACCTTAAACGTCGGGTTCTGAATCGGATCTGCACCGTTCGGCTTCGCGCTGTTGAATGCGAAGCGGCTCCAACCGGCCGTGCCGGCGTTTCGCGTATCTACGCCCGTGAGTCCTGCTCCGCCGCCGAGCTGCTCAACGCGATTCAGCTTGAAGGAGACGGCTCCGTTCGGGGCATCGCCGATCGTCGCCTTGATCGAGAAGTTATACCAGACGTTCGTTGTAACAGGATTCGGCGTCGAGCCGATGATCGTTCCCCCACCGCTACTCGGAAACGCGTAGCCCGTCTTGAAGCAGAACGTATGATCGTTCCGCATGCAGAGCGAGAGATGCCAGACGGTCGCATCGCCGACGGCCCAGAACGGTGTCTCCTGCCCGACCTGCGTGAAGTCCAGGAACATGATCGCGAAGCTATGTATGATCGTCGCGTTGCCGGGGACGAGAGTCTTCTGCAGGTACGCGTAGTAATTTCCTGCAGGTACGCCACCAACGTTCAGGAACTGGAGCGCGGTCGTTCCTGGACGGCGACCAGCACCGGCGACGGTGATGTTTACTGTGTCGCCAGACGTACCTGTCAGCGCGGTCCAGATTCGATTGAGCTGCGCCGTGTTATAGTAGTCAGGGCTATCGGCCCAGAGTCCAGCCATGTCAATAAGCCTCCCCGCAAGCGAGCTCTTCGAAGGTGGCGTCTGTCGTGACGAGCAGATTGCTCTCGGGATAGTTCTCCTCGAGCGAGGGCGCAGACCATCGACCGAGTACGGGCTCGTCGCTTCGCAAGTTCGTCGGCCACACGAGCATGGGATAGAGCATAGCCTTGCTCGCGGCGAGGACGTTCCTGAACGCGTCCCAGTAGCCCGGCTGCAGACTGAGCTGCGCGCTCCACGCACGGGCGCGAGTACGTCGGTCGTGGACGTAACGTGGCCCCTTCTTCCCCTGTGCGTATGTCACACCCCACTCGGTCGAGACGTGGAGCGGAATCAGCATGCCGGACATAAGGTTCTGGAGCACGCCACCGACGGCGATCTCTCCTATGAGAATCGCGTTCGTATTCGCGGTGACGTTTGTCACATGCAGGTACGAGAGCGTACGCGTAGCAATGCTCGGATAGGCGGCCGCTACGTCGAAGACGAGATGCGGAGCGAAGCCGTCGGCAGTCCACGGCGGGACGATCACGTCGATCCGAACAGGTGGAGAAGTCCAGACGGGCGAGTTGCTCATCTCCAAGCGGACCTTCGTTCCTGCCTTGAAGCTGTGATGATGTATCGTGACGACGTCGACGCGTTGCGCTGCGGGCAGGGCTCCCTGCAGGCCGATCGTCGTCTCCTGAATCCAGAGTGGGTTCGATGGGTCGCGGTCCGAGAGCTTATCGACGTCGTAGCCAAGAAGCGGTGTCCCGGCGATCAGGCTCCAGTTCGGAAAGCGGAAGTCGGTCCAGGAGACGATGGGCAAAGGCATCAGCTGACTCCCAGCGAGCGCCGCGTATTCGTCCTCGAGCTCTCTATGTTATCCGTGAGGATCAGCGGCAGCTGTCGTGCGAGTGACGTTCTGAAGGCCGGAGAGCCAACGACACGAGCGACGTCATTCCCATCCCACGCTTGGATCGTCACGTTCAGGTTCGTGACGTTCCCACCTCCGCCCATCGATCCGCCTGCAGCTGGAGCAGCCGCGCCCATGTTCAGCCAACGAGCGGCAGTCTCTTCCTTCGCGCTCTCAGGAACGACCGCCTCATCGCCGTGTAGGATCACGTGCCTGCCCGCACCGAACTTCAGGAAGCGGCCGAACGTTCCGACGGCATGGCCTTCCGGTGTCTCCTGAGGCGGAGCGGCAGGCGGCGAGTCACCCTCTTGCACGAACCGGTACGGGATCTTGATCCCTTGAGCGTACTGCCTCTCGATGTCGTAGAAAGAGGTCCTGCTGTCTGCGACGAGATCGTTCTTGAGGTAGTTCCCCATCTGGCCGAGGCCTTCAGGCCCGACGGCCGCGATGCCGAGATCTTTCACGGGCTGCTTCAGCGCGTCAAGCGCAGCCTGTCCATTCTTCGTGATCTCATCGACGGCCTGTGCGTTCTGTGCCTCTGCCGCCTTCATCTCCTGATCGAGCTCGGCTTGCCGTGCGGCGATCCGCTCACGGGACTTCTTCTCGATGCTGCCCATGTGCTCTTCGGGCGCCTCGCTCTTGTTCAGAGCGTCGAGTTCGTCCGACAGCGACTTCATCTCCGTCGTGATGTGATCCTTGAGCTCCGTGTACTTCGTCTTCTGGGCCTCGAGCGCTGCTGACGTTGCTTCAGCCGCCTCCTTCTGCTTCGCCTGACTAACCTGATACGCGTCGAGCGCTTCCTGCATCGGCGCCATGGCGGCGAGGACGGCCTCCGGCCCCTTCTTCTCCGCATCCCACATGGCCTTCACGTCGCGCTCAGCATCCGCCCCGCTCTTGCCTATGGCGATATACGCGTCGCGAACGGCGATGAGAGTTCCTGCGGCCTGCGGATCGGACCAGCCCGCCTTGCCGGCTTCGCTCTTCTGTACGTCACTCAGACCGCCGAAGGCCTTCTCCTGGAATGAAGCGACTTCTCCTCGTGCCGCCTTCTCCTTCTTCGACGGTCCGAAGTTGATCAGGCCACCGACGACGCCGCTCAGCCCACCGATCAGGGCTCCGATGGCTGTGCCGACGCCCGGGAAGACCATCGTGCCGATGAGTGCGCCCGTCGCAGCGCCGCTCGCTCCGCCGAAGGCTGCGGAGCCTGCACCGCGACCGAACATCTTCTGACCGAGAGCGCCGAGACCGAAGCCAGCGCCGCCGATGACTGCGCCGCCTGCGATCGTCGCTGCAGTACCTGCGGCAGCAACGCCACCGCTCAGGCCGCCGCCGGTACCTGCGAACGTACCTGCTGCTCCTCCTGCGACCGGCGTTCCGAGCCCGGCCGCCGTACTGAAGATCGGAATCCCTGCCTCGACGCCCGTGCCGCCGACTGCACCGATTGCGCCTGCACCACCACCACCGAATAGGCCGATGCCCTTCTTAATCAGGCCGCCCCAGCCACCGGCGCCTCCACCACCACCACCGCCCGGCCCGACAGAGCCCCACGCTTCAGAGAAGGCGCCTCGCGAGCCCGTGATCGAGTCAAGCATCTTCATGAGGAAGCCCTCGATGAAGCGCTTGAGCATGTTCGCGAGCATCTTCGTGAAGTCGCCTGCGATGTCAGACCAGATCTTCTTAAGGTCGTCCTTCCAGTGGTTCCAGTGCGTCGCCATGTCCGCGAGCGTACTCGAGAGCTCGGTTCCGAGCTGCGCGTACCAGGAGAGCACGTCTCCCTTCAGCCCGCCAACAGCCTTCGCCTGTGCCTGGATGCTCGCTTCCCACGAACGCTGGACGGCCTCTGCTGAGAAGGCACCGGAGTCCCGAATCTGTTCGTACAGGAGCACGGACTTCGCTGCCGTCTCCTGGAGATCAGCGACGGTCTGCTCTCCGGACGCACGCTCGAGTTCGTTGAGTGTGTGATACAGTCCGTTCGCATTGTCAATCTGCCACTGAGCCGCCTCACGGATCTGAGTCTTCCTGATCTCGAGCTCCCGCTGGTTCGCGGCGGTCACGACCGGAAGCGCCAGTAGCTCTGCGTCTCGCTTGCGCTCGATCTCTACGATCTGGAGATCCGTCCCGGTCCGATAGAGATCGACCTGACTCTTCTCGTAATTGATATTCGCCGTCGCCACGACGAGTAGAGCGGAGAGACCCTTCTGCTGACGCTTGTCCTCTGCCTCGATGATCTTATCGACTCCGTCTTGGAACTGGACGGCGACCTTACCCATGTAGTCGGCCGTCACGAGCTTCTGCATCTCTGTCGCGATGTCGGCGACGTTGGACTCGATCTTAACGCCTGCCTGCTCCGCATCGTCAGCTGCCTTGATTGCATCCGTCCCAAAGATCCTAAGCTGGTCGCTCAGCGACATTCCGCGCTTGCGGGCATTGTCGATCTGAGTCGAAAGAACCTCCATCTTCTTTCGGACCTTCTCGGCGGCGTCGTCAGCAGCGGAACCGGCTTCGCCGAGCGCATGACCGAAGCCCTTCGCGTCGGCCTGCGCCTTACGCATTGCTTCAGCCGACGAGGCTACTTCCGCCTTGACCTTGACGAGGGCCTCAGGGAAGTTCTTCGCCGTCGTCGTTGTCGCCTTGTCGATGGCATCGAGCGTGTCGAAGATGGGCTTCCGAACTGCGGCGATGCCGGCGGCTGTGCCTTCGGCGATGCCGTGCGCCTTCTTAGCAAGGCCTTCGACGACCGCGCCCATAGCGGCAGCCGTCGGATTGATCAAGCCGATTGCTTTGATGACGACGTTGACGCCGTCGACGATGCTTGCGAAGGAGTCCAGGATGAAGGCAGCAGTGATCCCGTGGCCGGTGAAGAAGTCGACGAGCATCTTCGTCGCGGCGACGAGCCCACTGACGATGGGCGGCAGGGCGTCGACGACTATGAACGTCGCGACCTTCTCGAACGTATCTGCGAATGTCGTAGCTCCGCCACCGGCCGTGCTGAAGGCATCGACGAACGCGCTGCCGAACGTCTCCACGAACGCTGTTGCGACAGGAAGGAAGACGGCCCCGATTTGATTCTTAATCGAGTCGATCTTCATCGAGATCTTGCCCATCGCGTCGTTGAACCGGTCGCCTGCGACGGCGAACTCGGTCGACATGATGAGGCCGGACTTCTGTGCTTCTTCGGCCATCCCCTTCATGTCTTCGCGGGTGAGGCCGGCGATCTCTTTGAACTGCTTTCCGAACAGGGCTGCGCCCGCCGCAGCTCGCTTACCTGCGTCAGGAATCTCGTGCAGCTTCTCGATGATGAACTTGAACGCGTCTTCCGGGCGCATGCTCCGGAGCTCGGTGAAGCTGGAGCCGATGGCCTTAACGCCGGCGGCTGTCTTCTTTCCGCCCTCAGAGAGGTTCTGTCCGAGCTTTGTAATCGAGCCCGTCATCGTCTCCAGCGGAACGTCTGTCTGCTGGGAGATGAACTTGAGCTCGCCTATCGCTTCGACCGAGAGTCCTGTCTTATTCGAGAGAGTGAAGAGCTCGTCCCCGGCATCCGCTGCATGCTGCGTAAGCGACGCTATCGTAGAGACGGTCGTATACGCGGCGACGCCGAGAGCGACAACGCCTGCGGCGACGGCCGCTATGCCCGCCGCTGCCGCTATGCCGATTGGCCCCATTGAACCGAGCGTACTTACGAGCTTGCCTCCCTTCTCGACGACGCTGCCCATCGCCTCGCCGGCGGGGCCCGCCTGAGAACCGAGTTCCTTCAGTCCTGTAGCCGCCTCTCGGAACGAGCTCGAGATTCCGGAGCTGATCTTCCCGAGCGTCGCTCCCAGATTTCCGAACTTACTCGAGACAGAGGAGATCCCGGCTTCGACGTTCTTAAGCTCAGGAGTGACCTTATTCTCGAGCTGTACGGTTCCGGTTAGCGTTCCGATGCTGACGGCCATCTTAGGACTCTTGCATGCCCTGACTCATATAGAGCAAGTACCACTCGTAGCCGATGCGCTCCTGCTCCTCCGGCGTCTGCTGTCTCTTCGGCCCGAAGGAGAGTAGGAAGTCCTTCGTGCTTACAGCGGGGACGTGCTTCCCTCTAAAGATGTTCCGAAGCGTCGCGACGATCATCGCCGAGCGCCAGTCGGCTCGCTGCTCTTCCATCGGCTCGTACTGGAAGTACTTCTGCCAGTCCATGAACTCCTCGATCGTCATCTCGGAGAGCATCTTCCAGCGCGATGCGTAGCCCAGCTTTACTGCGAGTCGGTGTGTGAAAAGCCAGAGGGCGTCGGGCTCTTCGGCTCCGGCTTCTCCTTTTTTGGGGCGTAGTCTCCAAGCTTGTTCAGCTTGTTGATCGCTTCGATCACTTCGTTCACGGCGGAGAGATTCTTCTTCTTCAGGAGGGCGATGCCCCGCTCGTCCTTGAAGACTGGACTCCCGTCTGGCGCGATCGCGGAGCGCGTGATGAGCCAGAGGTCGACCTCATCCCGCAGCTGGACGTCTGCATCGAAGGCACGGCGCTTCGCCTCGAGTGCCTCCGCCATCGTCAGGGCGCGGAGGCAGATGACACGATTGCCCCACGCCTTGATCTCGACTTCCGTCTTCTCGAGGTCGGGGAACCCTGCGATGTCTTCGGCTGTTAGGTAGGATCTGTCCTTACCGGGATTGTCGTTCGTAGCGGCGACCGTCTCTGCTGCTTCTGCTGCTGTCGTCATGGGTCCTCCTGCCTCAGTTACGAAACGAAGGGAGGTCGCCGGACCTCCCTATCGGTCTCTTTTCTAGCGCAGTGCCTGCCGTACCTCCACGTCGCTTGCGCCTCGCAGCTGTGCGTCGCGACGGTACCGCGCTGCGAGGGACATGACGCCTGACGCCATGATCCAGTCGTGCTTGCCGGTCGGCCTGATGGTCATCGCGGCAGACAGACGGTCGTCGACAGGTGCGCTCGGCGCCCAGCCGGTAACGAAGCCGCTGAAGAGCCAGGCGTTGCCTGACGGGTACGTGAGGCGCCAGATGTCGCGCAGCCCCTCGAACCAGCTGAACTGGATGCCGGCCACCTCATCATGCGAAGCGTGGAACGGCAGGAAGTTCACGTCGACAGACATGTCGCCATGTCGCCTGATGCCGACGATGTACTGGTCGTCGTGGAGGTTGTGCGTGGTCGTCTCGATCGGGTTCCTTGTGAGCGGCGGCGGCGTGATGTCGCGGAGCTCCGCGACGTCTACGAACGTTACCGCTCCACCGACCGGATCAAAGTCCGGCCAGTTCGGGTCTGGCGACCGAGCAATGAGCGTGCCTTGGGCGGACATTCCAGGCATGTTCGAGTCTCCTCTCTAGAGATCTTGGTTCCTGATGGAAACGAGAGCAAGGTAGGCTGCCCTCGCCATCGTCCGAGCAGCCACGGTAGTCGACGCCTTGAACACGAGCGACGCGCTCGGCCTTCTATACGCGGGCGTCTCAATGCTATTGTGCGTGCGCTCCGGTCTCATTCCTCCTGTTTCTGTGATGATGAGGTACGGTCCTTCACCGTCGGGCACAGCGACACCCGCCGAGTCGAATATGTTCGTACCGTACGTGCCTAGACCCTTAGCAACGAGCCGTGCGACGAGTTCCTCTATGAACGTGTCATGCGCGCCGTCATGAATCGCTTCGACGTTGAAGAAGAACTGACTCCTATTATGCGTGTCGAGCACACGCATGTCTGTCGGCTCCTGGACGATCCCGATCTCCCGATACCACGTCACGACGCTGCGCGCTCCAGTGCGCGCTTCGCTGCGATGCGGTCCATGAGATGTGGGCCGGCTTCCTTCAGAGGCCGCTCTATGTATTTCCAATCACCGATCGGATGGTGTGCGTCAGGATCTTCATGGACATAGACGGCGTAGAAGACCGTGTCGTCGCCGGCGAGTATGCTCGCAGAGACGGACGTCTTAGTGATGACTGGACCTTCGACCCGTTCGCTGTTCCGCAGAGCGCCTGTGTCCATCGGTGTATTCGCAATGACTTCAGGCAGCTCCACGTCTTTCAGTTCGCGGTAGAGATCGTCGCCGAGCAGCTTCGGAAATCCGTCTGCAGTGCGGCGAAGCCGGGCGATCATCTCGACGTCGCCACTAAGCTTCTTGACGATCGCCATCCAGGACTCCGTGAAGAACGAATGCGAGCTCCCTACCGACGGCCGCTCCGATCGTGTCCCAATTGAACTGCTTCTGCTGCGCGAGCTTGAACCCGCGCGACGCATACTCCTCGCGGAAGTGCCTGTCGCGATAGAGCTTATGCAGGCCCTCGATGAACGCGCCGCGATCCGGAATCATACCTATGGTATTAATGCCGCCAGTATGAACGAAGATCTCTGTGCAAGGTACGAGGACGGCCGAGCCAGAGGCCCATTCGCCGAGAGCGGCAAAGTCTCCGCCGAGCTGCGCACGGCGGCAGGCCATTCCTTCGAGCGTCGACAGGCCCCAGCCCTCGCCAACGGCCGTCGTCGCTCCGATATCGCCTGCGGCATGTGTGAGAACTATCTCGCGCTCGGGAACGCCGTAGCCAGCGTCCGGCTGAGAGGCGATCAGGCGCTTACGATCGCCGCGGAAGCCATAGTACTGCATTAGCTGTCGGAGGTCCCAGCCGTGATCTTGCGTCGGCGAGACGTGAGCGTAGAGATACGCGTCTTCTATCTCGAGCTTATTCACCCAGTCCGCGAAGTAGGAGACCAGAAGGTCAAGCCGCTTGCGCGGCTGGTTCCGGTTGATGATCGTGACAATGAACTTATCCCAGAGCGACTCCGGAAGGCGTAGCTCTCGACGTGCCTCGAGCTGATCGACTGGCTTGAAGACGTCCGTGTCAACGCCGAGACCGATCACGGTCGACGTACCTCGATAACCACCCTTCCGGGCTTCCGCTTCGGCAAAGCGGGTCCAGAAGATGCAGTGGGTTAGTTCGTTTAATGACGTGCCCGAACAATTCCTCGCATCAACGGCGATAACACCAACTGTAGGGACCTGCACTTTCGCCTGCTTGAGGGCCTCTATGTACGGCGGAATATTCCATGGGTCGTTCTGTATCACGAGCAGGTTGCACTTGCTCGCGAGGTCGGGCAAGCGGCGGAGCCCGAAGAAGTCGGAGACCGTCGGGAAGATCGGATACGTGTACTTGTGGGGATCGCCTACATAGTTCAGGCCGAGCACCGCGACGTCATAGTCCGCCTGCAGCCGATCGCAGATCTCATGCGTCGACTTTGCAAAGCCCGTCGCGACGCCTGCATCTCCTACCCAGAGCAAGCGCGGCTTGTCGCGGACTGTCACATGTGGAGTCGGCGCGACGCGTTCCCAGAAGGAGCTCGCGAGGTGCTTCCAGCTGAAGAGGGCACGTGCCTGCGCGATCTCATCGTCGCTGACAGGACGTGGGCCGGCTTGCAGCAGCTTCGTCAGCGCAGCTACGACCGTTGCGAAGTCACCCTCAGGAACAAACTCGGCGAAGCCCTCGTACCACCGCCTGTAATGCGGAGCATCGAAGACGATTGGTCTCGCGCCGCAGATAAGTCCCTCCGCCGCAGGGAGCTCGAACCCTTCTACGCGACGGAGGCCGGCGACGAACTTACACCGGTTATAGAATGCACTGAGTGCGCCGTCCTCAATGCCGAGCGCCTGGTAGACTTCAGGTCCGAAGGCAGTATGACCGGGACCGAGATGGAACATGCGGCCGTCGATGTTCTTTACGGCGGCAAGACACTCGAATATGGACTCTGTCTCTGCGACGTAGCCAGACGTTGCGAGATCAAATGGTCGTTCTTCATCTTGACCACGCCTGAAGCCTGGCGCAACGCCGAGCGGGAGGTGGAGGAAGTTATCGAGTGTTTCTTTGCTCCCGTCCTCTGCGAGTGCTGCGTTGAGATCGTAGTATGAATAGACCAGCTCTGCTCCACGCCAGAGCGGAAGCCAGTCGAACGTATGCGGCTTGACGGTGGTCCGAAGGCAGTACTGTAGGATCGCGTACTTCTGACCACGAGAGCGGACGAGGTCGAATTCAAACTGCTCCCTCTCTGCATGCTCGGCCGTATGTACGGTGTGGAAGACGACGAGATCTGCTTCGGCAGCATGACGCGTCAGCGAGACATGCGACGGCCGATGGTACTGCAGCGCGCCCGCGACACGGTCCATCGCGCGGGAGAGGTTCGCCGGAGGTACTATGTACGCCTTCACGATGCGAGCACCTGGAGATTCGTCAATCGTACACCCATTCGCCTGAGTGCGTCGATGCAGAGCGTCTCAGCAAGTGAAGCTCTGGCTCTCGACGAATACGTACCGTGAATTTCAAGGGACGGCTCGAGGCCTTGCCTCTGGAGCGATCTAATCCACGCCTTACACCATGGCCCGCTGTTGCCACGGAGGTGTCCTGCAAGACGCCGATGTGGACTACGCGACATCCCGACATAGCGAACGGCTCCATCACGCGGATCGCGAAGGACGTAGACGCTCGTCATCCGAGAAAGACCTCTCTGTAGTAGGCGGTCCCGGTGACTGGATTCTCCAGGCCCTGTGCAGAGAGAACGGGACGTGTCACGACTTCGCCTGGAAGCTGGAAGCGGTCCTTCGGACTTACAATGACCGGTCGAGGAAAGAACACGTAGTGCGAACTCATGACCTCTTTCCCGTCTGACGTCTTCACCAGCTGCTGCTTGGCGATCACGAGAGCCTGTCTGCTTGTTCCGCCTGGAGCCTTCCACGTCGGAGCGCCCGAGCCGCTCTGCGCCAGCCACTCGTAGTGCAGGACCTTCGCCTGTAAGGTCGATGAGAGTGGATCAGCGACGGCGGCAAGCAGGCTCGAGACGAGATCCGCGAAGCCCGCCATCAGACGACCTCGAAGAGCGGCGTGCCGCTTTCAGCGGCGGAGACGTTCACGCAGAGCCATGACGGCACGAGCAGGTTCGTCACGGCCTGTGGCAGATAGGAGCCCTTCTCGAGGGACTTCAACAGGAGCTCCTTGTCCCACTCGAATGTAACGGGCCCGGCAGTCATTCGCGAGAGCCCTTGCCCCAGCGCCTGCAGCTGACCCGTCGGATCTCCTGTCGAAAGAACCAGAGCGAGTTCCGCCGTCGCGTTCTTCAGCTCCTGCGGAATGATCATCGGATCAATCGGACCGCCATTCCGATTGACCATGCCTGTGCGAGGCCACGTCAGCGCCTGCGTCTGCGTGGTGGCAGAGCCAGTCCAGCAGAGTACGTTGAGCTGAGACGTTGCCCAGATGAGAGTAGACTCCTCTCCCGAGAATGCGTCGGAGAAAGGCCTGCCTGCGAAGTAGGCTGCCGCCTCTTCCAACGTCAGGAAGGAGTTTGCGCTTGGATCTGCCGGAGTCGCAATAAGCGGCATGCCACACCTCTAGCGAGGAGTCGCCGGACTCCCCGCTTCAGCCTACCGCGTTACTTCTTCTCCCGTTCGGCCTTCTCGCGAGCAGCCTTCTCGGCGTCGGCGTGACGCTTCTCGGCCGCTTCCCTCTCTTCGGGTGAGAGCTCAGGTCCCTTGAGACCGGGTCCCGGAGCGATCGTTCCGCCAGGCTCGCGCGGCGTCTTCTTGCTGCCGTCCTCTTCGCCCTCGCGGAGCAGCGTTCCCGAAGGAGATCCGACCACGATGCCGGTCTTCCCGTTCGAGTTCACCTTGATGCGGGGAACGACGATCGCCAAGACCATCCAGAAGAGCGTGAACCCGTCGAGAGAGGTCCACGGCACGACTGTGGGCTCCTGTCCAATGACGAGATCGAGCACGTCACTCGTCATCTGGACCATCGCGATCTTGTCGGTCGGCATCATATCCGCGATGCGGATCGCGATCGGACGCCCACCGAACTGCATCTCCGGCTCCTGGAGGCGAGCGAAGATGCTGCCGCTCACATTCGTCTTGAAGTCCTCAGCGAGCTTCAGGCCGTACGTGGTCGGGATGTACAGGTTGTACGGACCCCAGAAGCGGTTCGCCTGCTGCGCCGCGACCATCGCGAGCACGTCTGCGAGCACCTCGTCGCCCGTGTGACCTGCGACGTTCCACGGCTCACCACCTGCGAAGCCGGTCTTCGTGATGCCCGGCGCATTGATGATGCCTGGCACCAGTCCGCCGTTGACCTGCAGAGGAGCGCCACCGGTCGTCGTCGCACCGTTGATGACCGAGTCCTCGATGGCTTCGTTGACCCTGCGGGTCGCGGATTCAGCCAGCGTCGTGTCGAGAGGCGCGCCGATCCTCTGCGACATGAGCAGCGTCCTGATCCCCATCGAGAAGTCGTCCGTCGTCAGGTAGATCGGAATCCTGGCCGACGCACGATCCGGCAACTGGAACTCTCCCCTCGCTGACGGATGCATGGTGCGCTGTGCACCACCGGTCTCGGGGATATTGTCCCACTGCAGTTCCGTCACGCTCATCGCGTTCGGGAGATCGTAAGTGAGCCCAGCGGACATCAAGTCGGACGCGATGACGAGCCGGTCGAGACCGACCCGCGTCACGGCCGTATCGATGACCCGCTGCGCGTCCTGTGAAAGCGGCGAGAGCGCGCGGAGTGTCTCGACTGACAATCCCGCCCGCAGGAGCGCCTGCTGGATATGGTTGGGGGCCTGCGCGTTCGACCCTGCAGCCATGGAGGAACGAATCAACATGGTAAGGTTCTCCCTGATGGACTGGGCTATAGGGCCGGACTAGATCACTTCCGCCCGTGCATACGGCACGGCCGAAGGCGTGTACGCTTCCACGACGTTGAACATGCGCGTTGCTCCCGCGCTCTTCTTCAGCGTGCCGTCGCCGTTGCTCTCGAGCCCATCGCCGGGAACGAGTGCGGTGCCTGATGCGGTGAGGAGGACGTAGAACGTGGTTCCAGAGCGGCCGATGCCGGCATGGATCAGGTCCCCGTCCTTGTACGGAACGTCGTACGACTGGTTCAGCTCGGGCTGATTGAGCGCGACGATGCAGGCGCCGCTGCTTCCAGCAGCGGAGTGCGCCCTGAACTTCGGCACACCGCCTGCGTTGTAACGCTCCAACAGCATCCCGGGCTTGATGACGCCCGAGCTCGCGATGTCATTGACTTCGGTGATCTCTCCACCGAGCCAAATCGTGCGCGGGTTGTACTTGGTGATCGCCATGAAACTCTCTCCTTCTCTCGAAAGCGGACGGACAGCTCCCGCGCGCTACGCTGTCTTCTTGGCAGCCGCTACCGCGAGACTCCAGGGCCGGGGTGGGTTGTTGTAGACGTCGTCGTCAGCCGACGCCGCCCGTGGCACGCTCTGCAGGCTGTAGTCGACAGGCTCCAGACCGAGCAGAGAGCGGAGCTTCTCCAGGTCCTCGACGGACTTCGCCTGGAGTTCGGGCTCCGTGAACGCGCTCTGTGCCGTCTTCAGCTCCGTGACGAGCACGGTCTTCCGAGCGGCGGACGTGATCTGATCACGCGCGATCAGGACCTTCGCCGCTTCCAGCGTGTCCCTGACGGACTTCGGTGCCGCCGAGAGGAACGCGGTCTCGAGCTCGAGCTCGGTCTTCTGCTTCTGCTCTTCGGCGGGAGGCACGACGGCAGGAGGAACTTCCGGCTGCGCGGTCTCCTGCTCCTCGAGCAGTGCGAGGGTCTCGTCCGAGAGCGCTTCGAGTTGCGGCTTGTGCTTTACGCTGAAGCCGTTCTTCTTCGACTCGATGAGCGCCTGGACGCGTTCTGTCTTCGTCTTCATCGTCGCGTCTCCCTTCTGATCGGTGCCTGTGGTTGCGTGAGCTACAATCGTCTCCGGCTGCTGGCAACCACAAGCAGCTTTCGGCGGTGCCGAAGGCACAGCGCTCGCCGGGACGAACTTCGTTTCAGAGCGGACTTCAGTCTTATCGTCGCCGAGAGTGATCTTGCCTGCGCGAGTGCTGTAGGAAGTCTGGTACATGCGGACGCCACCGCCGCCTTCAGCGAACGCGTGGTAGATCACGACCCCGGCTTCGTCATCGACAGCCGCTATGCCGAGGAAGTTCGGATTACTGTCGCGAAGCGAGATCTCGAGTGCCGAGCGACGGTCGACGTCCGTCATCGCAGCGCGGCCGAGCAAGATGGGCGCAAGGACATCGAGCATTGACTGATGCGCGGCGCGCTCTTCGTCCGTCGCCTGAAGGGTTACTGGCCGCTCCGGAATGCGGAACGCCGTACGCAGCTTGGCCACCCAGGCCTTTAGGGTCTCATCCACAGGACTCTCCTTTGGCCTTAGGGCCGCAGCACGCGGAGCCCCGCAGCCCATCTCGATGCTGCAGGCGCCCAAGTCTCCGAGTTTCAGGAATGCGAGGTGGTCGGGGACGACGTTTCTCCAGATGCCAGTGTAGCGCTGGCCGTTCCAGTTGCCGGCCTGCTTCTCGAGGTCGAGGAAGGCACCGATGCTGACTTCAATGCGCGGCGCACTGCTGCCGCCGCTCTCGGAGAACTCGAGCTCCTGTATGATTGCGGCGGAGTCGGCATTAAGAGTCTTCCCCTTCTCTATGTCGACCCAGCCCTCGATCGTGAGCTTCCGGTCCTTCATGACGGGAGCGAACGTCACGCCGATCTGTCCCTGCTCGAGCACGGTCGGATCGTTCGCCGAGATCATGGAGCCGTCATCGGCGCGCGGATGATTCATCATCACGGGACGGCCAGCCCATCCGAGCGGATGATGTCCGAACTCCTCTGCGAGGACGAGCTCAGGGCCTTCCGCATTGCCTGCCGTGATGACGCCCTCGACCAGAGCGACCGTTGGAACGACAAAGAAGTCTCTGCCCTGGAAGGTCTCCCGACGGACCTTACCAGGCTTCGCCGCGAAGCGGGCGTAAGTTCTCACCGGACCCTCGCAATCGCAGCACGTGCGGGCGGAACTTCTGCCACTGGCGGCGCATTAGGATCGGGCGGCGGAGCTCCGACAGGCGGCGGTGTAGGTGGATTCGCCTTCATCTCGAGCTTTGTCTTATTCGCGGCGGCCGCATCCTTATCGACCTTCTCCAGCGGCTCACGTCCCAGCGTCTCGCGCAGCTCGTCCGGCGTGACGACGATGAAGTCCGTCTTCTGGTTCAGCCCAGCCTCCTTATCCGCGAGCTCAGCGCGCTCGGTCGGGGGCATATCGAGGACTTCCGGCCAGAAGACTTTGAACTCTGGGACAAGGGGCAATGCGCCAGCGAGCATGAGACGATTGATGAAGGGACGAACGACGGTCGGCTCAGCGAAGTTCGCACGTCGCTCCTGTACCCGGTCGGACCAATTGTTACGGTCCTCAATGGACGCAAGTTCTCCGCGCTCCGACCCGAGAAGCATACGCTGTGGAATGCCGTTGCAACCGCTGATGACGGAAATGAGCGTGAGGGCGTTGCGGTCGAAGTTCGCGACGTCACTTCCGAACGTTTCTACGTCGACGCCGACCGTCCGCATGGTCCGTCGCATGCCGTTGACGAACTCATCGACCTCGTCGTTGAACTTCTTCTTCTCATCGTCGTTCTTGAACTTGAACCCGTCGGGCAAGTTGAACTGGTAGCCCTGATGCGCACGCATCCAGAATGCCTCAGCGCCACCACCGAGCACCTTGTCAAGGTCGTCAAGGCGATTCCAAGAACGACGTAGGCGAGGCTGACCATTGACGTTGTCATCTAGGCAGCCTTCCGCGACGTGCAGGACGCGGGACCAGTGCACACGGCCAGAGAGGGTGAACTTACTTCGCTTGGCGACTGCATCGGCCGTCGTCCGCTGGCGATTGATCTGGTAGAACTCGACTTGGCCGAAGCGGGGATCTTGATCATTCCCGACGAATGAATCTATGAGAACGTCTGCCTGGCCATACGGTTGTAGGAAGAGCACGTCGTCCGGTCCCCGCATCTTCGGGAGCGGCGTAGTCATTGCACCGCGAGCGCCGATGACGACAGCGGAGTACTCTCCAAGACCTGCGAGGACGTCTGCGCGGCGGAACGTGGACCAGACGTTCAAACGTTGGTTGAGGGACTTAAAGGCCTGTTCAAACTCGGTCGTAACTTTCGTTGACTCCTTCTCATAGACGTTACCGGAGCCACGCCATGTCGCCGTAGGCAGGATCTCTACCAGACGTGCGGCAATGTCACCACGTTCATAGCGCTCACGGTAGTGCGTCGGTGAGAGGGAACGTTCGTAGCCGAGAGCCTCGTAGAGATCACGGAAGCCCTTGAATGTCAGGCCCGCAAGGCCGGCGAGGTTCAATCGGTCGACCAGAGCGGCAGTGAGGGTGCGTAAGGTTTGCACGGCTACCGCCAGGTGGCGATCCCTTCGGACTCTTCACGTGGCGGGGCGAGCGCAAGCATGAGTGCTTCCGCCCTGTTCGGCGAAGCTACGCCACGACGACGTGCCTCTTCCTTGCTCTCGATCTGGACTTTCCCAGCCGACGTACGCTTGAACCGGATCGACAGGAGCTCTGCCGCTAGGTCCTCATCAGTCGGATCAATGTCGATCTGCCCCTGCTCGAAGAGCGTGCGCACGTTCCACCAGAGTTCGGCACGACGGTTCAAGAACGTCTCCGAGTCGTCAGCGGCTTCACCGACGTTGACTCCGTAGAACTGTGCGGGACTCTCGAGCTGGTCGAAGAGCTCTCGTCCTCTGTCGACGACGCCACGTCCAATGCCGATCGTATCGACCTTGACGCACGAAGCTGACCGCGTGCGCGCTTCATGAACCGCCAGGCCGCACGTTTGCATCGTATCCGGGTTATGATCTTCATTGATGATGCGGACGACCTGACCCGTTCGCTCTGCGAGCGTGCTGCTGTCTCCACCACCACCGACGTCCAGGCCGAGTTCCTTCGTTCCGACGGCGGGAAGAGTTCTTTCTTGCGCTGCCCAAATCCACGGCACGGGGATCAGGCCGCCTTGCGTCGTATTCGGCGGGAAGAGCCCGAGCACTTTCGACATCCAAAGGGGATTGCACGTCTCCTCTGGCTTCGCTCCCAGCGGGGGCTCGACGATCTTTCCGTTCGGGCTCCAGCGCCACGTCGGTGCCCACTTCCGTCTCTTCTCCTCGACGTACGTCGCGCCGATCAGCTGGTCGAGAATGATCTGCGGCATCGGCTCGCCGGTGAAGTTCGGACTTTGAAAGGCGCCAATGGCGATCACATTCCAGCCCGAGCCCGGCTTACAGATCTCAGCGAACTCACATAGAGGGTCGTCCGGGTTTCCAATCGCGAGCGCCTTCGAGAGATCATTCGCGATCATGGAGTCCGCGGCTTCCCAGAGAAGCTTCGGCATGCCGCAGGCTTCGTCGAAGACGTACAGGACGCGACGTGCGTGAATGCCCTGGAAGGCAGTCGGTTCGTAGTCGCTGGGCTTCCGTCCGAAGGCAACGACCTCTTCGTTCCCCTGAACGGGCTTCATATACCACTCGGTCTGATTGACGCGACCGCGTAGCTGCCCGCGTGAGTGAGTACGTCCAATCTCACGCCAGAGAATCGCCTGGACCTGAGGGCCGGTGGGCGCGCTCGTAATCACGAACGATTCACCGACGGGCCAGATATCAAGCCACCAAGCGCATGCGACGGCGGCAATGTAAGACTTCCCGATCTCGTGGCAGGACTGGACAGCAGTACGTCGGCGAGTGGCGATAGATCCTAAGATCTCACGCTGCTTCGACCAGAGCGTGTCTCCCAGTCGCTCTTGTGCCCATGCGACCGGGTCGTCTCTCCACCGCCGTCGCATGAGTTCTTGCTGCAGGGCAGCGAGCTCCTCACGGGCGATGTCGACGTCTAGGCCAGTTTCTTCGAATAGGAGGGCGACTTCGAGGTTCTTACGGTCGACTTCCTCAGCGGACGGGGGTGTCACTTACGCAGCTGATTCTTTGTCCGACGGAACTACTTCCCCTTCCAGAGCGGACTGCATCGCCTTCTGTTCGGCGACCGCACTGAGGACGGTATGGAGCATCTGTGCACGTGCGGCGAGATCTGCTTCGCTCAAGTCTGAGAGATCCGGCGCCTTCGAAAGTTCGACGCGCTCAATCGGCTTCCCGTAGGCGTAGTGCCAGAGCATTGCCTCCATCCCGGCCTGGAGTATGCCCGCCTTCGCCCGCTGCTTGATGCTCTGACGGTACTCGGGGTCACGAAGGATGGACAGAGCGAAGTCCTTCACCTCGTTCCGCTGCAAGAGCGTCAGGTTCTTTTGCCCGCCGACGGCCCGAAGGCCTGCGTGCAGCTCAGGAAGTACGACCGCTGGATGCGGTACTGGAACTTTCGCCTTCTCTTCGTCCGTCATCTGGCTGCTCCAGATTCTCCTTGACGAGCTCACGGTAGAGGAGCCGTCGCTGCTCGTCTTCCGAGACGGGGAGTTGCTTCAGCGAACCGGCCTTCGTCGAATGTGACCGCCTCTTGTGCACGCGTGTGCCACCCATCAGCCCGTCTTGCGAAGTGCGCCGAAGCGTTCTGGCCAGAGCCAGCTCAAGACTTCGGGCTGCTCACGGAATGCGGGACGTGCGCCCCTGACATCAGTCCAGAGGAGCACGCCCTCTGTCAGTCTACGTAGGTCGCGAAGTGGAAGCGCCTGCAGTGCAGCGACGAGCTCCTCATCCAGACGTCGGAGACCGAGCACGGACCGCAGAAAGAACTGAAGATCTGCCTCCCCTGCCTCTCGCGTCGAGCTAGAGAGCTGTGCCGCCTCTGAGGACGTCTGAACCACGTGCATATACCTACCTGGTAGACTCTATTCTATCACAG